CGACTGCAAGATAACGAAATGCGTCCGATCCGTGGCTAGACCAATCGTGTAAGGGTCTATCATAAAAGACTTTCTGCTTTTCGTCGAAAGTCCGTCTGTAGTTCCGCAGGCAGTTCAACCCTTCGCTCGTTTGCGGGATGTTGAACCAGCAGCGGGGCAAAAGTCTGCGGACAGCTTGGATACCGTCATCCACTGATAACCGTGGCGCAATCGTGCAACTGAGGTCAGCCTGCTGCAAGACCTCCAACCGAGACTTTCCAGACCCTAGTTCTCTGACCTGTACGTCGTGCGGGACGATGTGCTCGGCCTTGTGCCAACCCTTGTTCCGCAGTTCTCGGACGTACCAATCCAGTCCGACTCCGTGGTTCTCAATGTAGTCTAGGAGTCTGACTTCTTGTCCGTGGACTTGTGCGATCCAGATCGAAGTCGAGTCGCCAATGCCGAGATCCCAAGCAGCGAACGTCTTGCAGAGATCATCACGGACGATAGAGCAGAAGCGACCTTCTCCCTCCATCTGATTAAGAATCTGACCATAGTAAGCCCCCTCGACAGCAGCGTGGAATGAGCACTCAAACTCTTGATCGTACTTGTCGCGCCCCATCTCTCGCAGCGCATCATCTAGTTCTGACTGAGCAATGATCTTCGTCTGACTGGCGCGGAACTCGAGCAACTTCCACCCAGGCTCACCCTGTGCCCTGTTCCGCAGATCGTAGAAGTGATTCTGGCCTTTCGGTGTGCCGATGAACATTGCCCAGCCTTGACGGTCGGCTAGGGCAGGCCGGATCACTTCGTTCCATATCTTTGGATTCTGATCCCCCACCTCGTCCAGTACAACTCCGTCAAAGTAAGATCCGCGAAGTGAATCTGGGTTGTCCGATCCGTACAGACCGATTCTGCGATCCCAGAAGTCGACACGAAGCTCTGAAATGTTTGGTGTGGCTCCCAGCGGACGGGTGTAGTGGAGCAGGTAGTCCCAGGCAATGCGTTTGCTCTGTGCATAGGTTGGCGCAATGTAAGCGAATCGTGGGCGTTCCTTCTGGCACATCACCGCAGACTTTACCAACTGGTTGATGGCGCTGACAGTCTTGCCTAAACGACGATGCGCAACTACCACCGTGAAGCGGTGATCGTCCATTGCCTGATGGATCTCAAGCTGTGGCTCCCTCGGGCTGTAGGGAATGATTATTTCTCGGCTGCCCAAGTCACCACCATCTGCATTGGCTGATTCTGGTCGCCTGCTACCTCTGTTCTTGCTAGCTTCGGAATGTGATACTCGATAGCTCTCAAGTACAGGTCAGCGGCTTTGGCTGGGTCAGGCTTAACCTTGTCACCATCGCCGATAGCAACGGTTTGGAGCCACAAAGCGAAGTTCTCTGCATTGTCCTCCGCTACCCGCCTGATAGCCTCTCTAACGTCCTTTGTGGTCTTATTAGGGATACCCGGAGGCCTTCCCCGACCGTCGTTAGGCTTTTTCCTTCTACTTCCTACTTTTTCTTCCACTTTACCGACTCCTGTCTGGGTCATCGGTTGACTTTACGTTGATCGCTGACGGATTAACTGGTCAACATCAGCGTTGCCTTTTTGCTCGGCAGTTGGAGCGAACAATGCTCGGCTTCTGCTGTCTGTAGTGTCTGGCTCGCACAGGTAATAGACTGCGAAACTGTTGCGGGTGACATCTGCTGGACAGGTTAGCGGGGCTGGTAGTCCATGCCAACTGCCACGAGTGTCGAAAATTATAGCCCGATTGAACTTTGGTTCAACTGCTTTTACCAGTGTGTCGGGGTCTTTGTACAGTCCTAAGTAGCCTCCCCATTCTGGCTTCCATCCTGGTGTCAGGTAGACAATCAGGTTTAACCGTCGCTGGAGGTGGAGTTTCGGGTGCAGGTTGTAGTCCAGGTGGACGTTTAGCTTTCCTCCCCTGCCGTGTTGGTGTAGACCACCACCGTGTAACCCGACATCTGGCATGAGGTCTGCCTTGGTCAGCCGCTCCAGTATCTCCGTGAAGTGAGGACTAAGCAGGTATTGGAAGCCTTTGTATGTCTCAGGCTTAAAGTGATGCCAGTCGTTGCAGGTCTGCTTGACCTCGAGCGGGTTGTCGTAGCGGAACCAGCAGTCATCGTCCTTGGCTGGAAACTCTCTAGCTAAATTGATCGCGTCAGCGAAAAAGTCATCGACAATGCAATGCCAGAAGGGGTGATGGTCGATAATCACCGCTTGTTTCTGGCACTGATCGCTTTTGCCTTTGCCTTAGCATCGGCCTTGCTGGATGCACCCCAGGCTTGCAGAGACAACAGCAGACGAGTTGGCTTACCGTCCTTGCGCTCCGGCCCCGGCATATTACCCATCCTTGCCAGGAACGATGCTCTCCGCGGGTTGTCGCCTGACTTGACCGGAGGCTTTAGGTCGCTGCCGGGGTTTTCTCGCTCGTAAGACTTGCGCCCGGCCTCGTTTAGACCGCCCTTCGGGTTCTTGCCAGCCTTGCGAGTCCATGCGGCACTCATTCGTCCATCATCCCTGCAATCTTGATGATGATCCCGCCTTTGCCTTTGGCCTGACCACCCAGCCACTTGTTGCAGACCATATCCTCTGAGCAGACAAAGTTAAGCTGGGCACAGTAACCCATGTCCTCGGCTTCGTCCTCCATGCCTTTAGCAATGCCGTTTTCGAGACAGCCTTGCATCTCGTCTGACTGTACGAACGCAGCGCAGTTCTCGCACTTGTACTCTGCGTCCTCGCCTGCTTCCATGTAGTCGGCTTTCTCGACTGCCTTCTGCTTGTTGGCGTCGTTTAGCTCGGCATCACCAGTGACAATAGGACACTTCATTTTCTCACCTGAACTTTGCGGTTTTTGCAGCGATCCGTTTTGGTTGCGCCACAAACTGTTTGCCAGCAGCCTTACCCGCTCGCTTGGCTCTTGTGGTCGCTGCGTATTCAGCTGGGGTTAAAGATTTAATCGCAGCCTCCGGTAGATACCGCTCACCCGTTTCAGATGACGGTTTCCCAGACTTTGTGCGCCACTTCTGCGCTGTCCAGTCTTTCAGCGAACGCTGCGAGGCTTTCACTTGTAACCACCACCCTTGGCTTTGTATTCCTTCGCCAACAACTGCGCCTTCCGAGCCGACCACTGCCCTGCCGCTGTGCCTTGCGTAGCAGCAGCCTTGATCTTGTTGAACAAGGCTTTACGCATCCCCGGCTTCGTGTAGTTACCAGCAGCGTTGACAGTGGACTTCTTCATTTCTTGGCTGGCATTTTCTTGTAGGCTTTCTTCGGCGTCTTGGCAATCATCTCTTTTGCCACCGACATCGGAACACCAGTGTCTTTCGCCACCTTCTTGCTGCCAGCGGCTGCGTACATGAGTCGCTGTTGAGCCTTGCTAGTGATCGGCATATCAGTCCTCGACGATAGAAGTTAGATGCCCGATTCGGCCTCGTACCCCTATTGTACCGACTTCGTTGAGAATGTCACGAGACAAAAACTTGTAGAAGCCATGCTCCATGTCGAACACCTTTCCACTGTCCCACTGCTCGTGGAAGAACTTCTCTATCTGCTTCAGCGTCTCCAACATCTGCGGGATTAGGTTGTAGTCGAACGAATAGAGCCGGGTCATCAGCATCCCATCAGTCCCAACATAATCCAACGGGTAGCCTGTCTGCCTTGCCTGGGCAAACGTAGCTTTGTTCGCAACGTGAGCCTGCAAGTTGAACTGATCGGTCAATACGTATCGACCTGAAATCTTGAAGATGTGACTGTATCGGTTGGGAATGGTTGAGAGAATGTCTATCGTTGTGTGCAACTCGATAGCGTTTTTGATATACGCAACGTCTCGTCCTGTTTTTTTGACTCCCTGAATAAACCGAGAGTTGTAATGCTTAACAGTCGCTCGAGGAAACACGACATTCTGATGCTCGAAACTTGATTCCAGCACCCAGATGGACGCAATCGGACACGCTCGGTGAATGCTCTCAATAGTTTGTTCTGTTTCGTGCAACCGTTGAGGATCGCCGTTAATAGCAGAAGTGACGAGAAACAGAATCACCATTTACCTCGCGTCGATTTCCACTCCTGCCGAGCAAACACCATCTCGCCGGAATACGGAAGCCCTGCGAAATGATCCGGCAGAAAGAAATGGCTAGGCCAAATCGTGAGGTCACGGTATTCGTGGTTCACCCAGGTACTCGTCAACCTCGTCGGGCCTGAGAACTGCCATGCCATCAGGTCACCAGGATCGTCGTTCAACAGATCATCGACAATCTGCCCGATAAACGGATGGTTAGGGATCGCCCCTACCGCACCGTTAGACAGCAATCCAGGCCTGAGAAGCTCCGACTCCCACGAACACCAGACATCCGGCTCTAGCATCCAGTCAGGAATGGCCCTGGAAGGCTCTGAATCGGCGTCTAACGCGATCCCGCCGTGTTCGTATAGGATCTCCCACCTCATGCAGTCCGCGACGCCACAAAGCTCTGTTTTCCAGAAGTGCTTCATGTGCTTTGCAAGTCGCCAGCCTTTGGACAGGTCGGAGTTGCCCCAAAGGTTAACCTCAAAGTCGGGGTTGAGGTTCTTCCACCTCTGGATGGTTTGGAGCGGGGCTTTGGTCTCGTCGCCCACCCAGACGAAGTGCAGGATCTTGGGGATCACAAAAAAATCCCCCTGCAATAGGGGGAAAAGGAGGAGACGCTCACAGTTTATCCCGTTGCAATTCGATCTGTCTAGCGCAGATTCTGGCGTCAGTTGAGATTTCCAGCGCGAGATTTATTGCGCGGTCGATGTCTTTTTTTAGCAGCAGGTCGTGCAATTTCGACAAGTTCATCCTCATCGTCAGGTAATTCGTGATCCAGTCCTGCATAGTTTGAACTCCATAGTTGATAGTTTTGACGCATGACCCTGCGATCCATCGGGTCGAGTCCTGCGAGCCTTTCGTGTGATGTGTTGTTCATTATCCTTAAAAGTTGATCGCGGAACACTGGTGGATCGTAATCTAGCCAATCAAAATATCCGTCAGAAGCGTCTGAAAACAGGAATCGACACGCTGTCCTGGCCTCGACAGTCATAATCGGACGCTTGCCCTCCATGACAGGACGGTGCGTCATGTCTCGAATCGCCAAAGATACGACAGCGGCTAATAGTCGGGCTTCAGGTTGTGAGTCCACGTTTGGCCTTTTCAATTGCTCTGTTGATCCAGCTCGGTGGAGTGGAGATTTCAGCCGAGACGTAGTAGATCGACTGGTAGGGGTGGGAGACATAGACAGCGTTGATGGCTGCCCTGTCGTCTGGCCCTAGTTTCTGGACGACAGCATCAACGATCTTCGCGTCTGTCTGATCTGCTAGCGGCTCTTTCCGCTTCCATGCTGCCCAATTGTGTAGCCTCGACTCCACAGAACCTCCCCGATAGTGCGCGGAACCGTTCAGCCCCGCAGTGGAAACAGACATAAAGTTCGACAACAGAATGCTCAGTGATTGATTGATCGACAAGTCTGAAATCATTTTGGCAAGTCATGGCTTAAGTACCTCAGTTCGACGATCCTTGCACACTCTCTCAGCTTTGACACGTTCGTTCGCTTCATCACCTCGATTGCGATTGCAACGAAGGTTTCGACTTCAGCACGTTCATCGTCACCCCACCCGATCAGTTCTGCAATACAAGACTTGAGACGCTCGTCCTTCAACTTTGCGATTGTCTCAACGACATACTCCAGGTCATCTCTCGACAGACTGTTGCGCTGCTGGACGAGTTCGATCATCCGTCCTGCAATCTGATCGACAGTGATCGGGTCTTTACGCATTCTTCTCCTTCAGCTTCGCATCAACCATATAAACCAGCGCCTGCCAGTTTGTTTTGTCGCCGAAAGTCGCTCGATTAACTAGAGCACGCGCTTCGTCGTCTGTAAGCTCGACCCATTGGCGCGGTTGCTCGATGGCAGCGCGGAGGTTGTCCATAGCTGCGTCAATCTCACCCGGCAGAGCGATAGCGTTCTCGCCGACGCTGAGTTGATTGATTTGCTCCAGCACTTCCAGCGCCTGCTTCATAACTGCGATGCTCATCTCCGTCTCCACAAAAACCGCAGTGTCAGACCGTCAACAAAGTTCCGTTTGAACCGCGTCTCCGGTGCCCAGATCACATAGCCAGTGAGAATGCCGACTGCCCACCCGTAGAAAAACAGTTCAGTCATAGCCAACTCCATGCAAGCACATATTTCCTACGCCCATCGCGCACATCAATCTGCCGATATTTTCGCGGCAGTCGTTTGGCAAAATATCTCGCCCGCCCGAGAGAGCGAGTGGCGATGAAGTTTGTGTAGCCGCGCGGTGTCACCAATTGGCGCTTTAGCATCACGCAGAAGAATTTCATATCTCCCCCTGCAGCACTTTGGCTGCGTGTGCGTAGTAGTTGTACTGCCCACCAGATCGCTCGTGCAGGCGCTCCAACATCAGGATGCACCGATCACGCTCGGCAGCTGCAGCACGCTCTGCAAAGCGCATCAGAAAGGCCAGATCCTTTTCTGGCGTCTCCGATAGCTCCCAAAACGCTCCGGCCTCGGCAGCGATCTTCAGGATCTCGTTTTGGTTCATCGCTCCAACCTTCCGTCTGGGTTTCCATCTCCATCCACGCTCATTCCCTCCGCTGGCACCTCGTACGTTGACCACCTGTGCTCGCAGTTAGAACAGTCGCGTAGTCGCCACTTCCATCCGTATCGAGTGTCTCGGCGGCTCTCCTTAACCTTGCTCTGCCACGATCCGCATACAGGACACAGACTCATTTTGTTTTCCGGTTGTCGTTGATGATTACCGGGAACCGATCCCCGAACCCAGCAAACGTCAGCCTCTCCAACCTAGCTGCCATCGTCCTG